TTACCATGTGTACTAACGTACATTGGACAAGTACTACTTCCAGTTCTATATCTTCCAAATGTCATTTGTTGACCGCCGTAAGAGTTATCGGTAAAATGAACATAAACTTCTTCAACACTAGGATCAGTTGTAGAATCACTATGTCCAGCAAAATGATAAGCCCAAAGTTCTACTGTAAGATCTGTAAGAGCGGTCATACCTGTTATAGCATTACCTGCAACTGGTGCTTCATATGTAAGATTATCATTGTTTTTATCAAAAAAGTATGAACCATAACCAGTAGTAGCCCAAGGAAATGGATTAAAAGCTGCATGAGTAGCAGTACCAACTTTTGTTACTGTATGACCAGTAGGACTCCTATCGTCTACTGCATCTGGTTTTGTACAAATTAATAACTTTGTATTTGTAACTGCTGTAAGAGGATCAGCTGGAGGCGTAAAGTTAGCAGTATATACAGCAGTGCCATTAACTATTCTAAAATTTGAAATCCATCCAGTAAAGTTATGATTTGCACTGTAACCATGTCTACCTATCCACAACTTATCTATTTCATCATAATTTGTACTGTCAGACCATGTACCTTCAGATACGCCGTTAACATACATAGTTGTTGTTCCAGAATTTCTGACAATAGCAAGATGAAACCATTGATTTTCCATTTCTGGAAACAAGACAGAACTTGAAATGCGATCAGATCCAGTAACATGATATCGAAAACGTGGCCCGCTGCCAATATTTACCATAGGCGCTCTTTTATTAGAGTATGCTCCATCTAATTCTCTAAAATCAAAAAGGTGAGGAGTATATCCAACAGAGTTTCTATATGATACTCTAGTATTTGGATAATCCTGTGTCGGAGAAGGCCCTTGAAAAAAATACCAACCTTCAATCGTAAAATTATTAGTTCCTAAAGTAAAATCAGAATGTGATGCAACTTCTATATGAGCAGCACCAGCCTCAGTAGCGCCTGCATTTAAATGTAGAGCAGTAGATCCATAAGTTTCAAATGCTAGTGTGAATGAAGATACACTTGAATTTGCAGTATTGATACCATCAGTTACAGAAAATGTGATTGCGAATGAACCAGCGTGAGCAGTATTTGTACTGGGCGTAACTTTAAAGAACCTATTATTACTATAAGTATTAGCTGCAAGTGCAGAGTATGTACCACCAGATGTTGCACTATTTGTTACAGCTGCAGTTGAACCTAATGATCCAGTTGTAACTTGGTATTTGTACTGTAACGCAGCACCTTCTGGATCTGATGCAGTTATTTCAACTATAACTGGTGTTCCATCAATTGCAAAAGCATAATTTGCATTTCCAGCAGAAGATATTGTAGGTGATGCATTAGTTATGGTAGCTATTTTATACCAACCAGAACCATTGTGAATCATTAGATTATTGGTTGAAGTAACAAGTTTTAAATCACCAGCTTGATTTCCAGTAATAGGAAGATCAGATGCATTAGTTACAGTTCCAGCACCACCTACTGATTGTTCAGTTGTACTACTTCCACCATCAGATGAAGATTGAAATTGAGCTGCTCCTGTACTAGAATTTCTTTTGATAATAACAACATCATTACCAGATCCAAGTTTTAGTTCTGACGCAATAATTTTTTTTCTATTATTACTAGTATCTTTTACTTCCAAATCACCAGATGAATCTGGCACCAACTTAGTAGTACCAATGACAACATCCATACTTCCAGTACGTTCAGCTCTATTTCTTGCTTTTCCCATTTAAATACCCCTAGTTATCTACCTTTGAACCAGCTCTCCATTGATAACAACTCCAATATCTCGCCTTCCACTTTGGGCCTGGATTTGTATCACATTGATGTCTTGCACGAAAAGACTTTCTTGCGTCTGGATCATCTCTATTTATTCCCATGTTTGGATCACCAAAAGTAACTTTTACAATATTACCCTTATCATTCTTTACATATACACCAAACTTCTTTTTACTTCCAGATGGTAATCTAAAAGGATCATTTAATTTTACTTTACGTCCTTGATATTCTGATTCCATAATTGCATGGTCATATAAAGATTTAGAAACGTGTTCTTTAAAAGATATTACTTTTTCTTCTTTTGGTACACAGTTAGGCACCATTTTTCCATTTTTCTTTTTCATACCCACTTGCTTATGAGTATCCCAACATGGATCTTCTTCTTGAAAATCTTCTTTCTTTGATTTCTTTTTCTTCTTATATCCACCAGCACGAATTTGTTTTTGTAAATCTGGATCTGCTTTTCCACCAGTTAACATAGAGTTGACTCTTGCAAATGCCCATTGTTGTTGACTTGCACCTGGCCTATGACCACCTTTCCATGCGGCCATTCCTCTATCATAACTTTTTTTGAGTATAGAGTATGGAACACCAGTTTGGTCAGATTTATTTACAAGACCTTCAATTTTTTCATCTAACTGAAATTGTTGGAATGTTTTCACCATATCTATTTCCTCATTAGTTTTTTCATTTTCTGCTGATAATTCTTTTGGTAATTCATTTGATTTAACAAGAGAGTTAACATAATCTTTAATAGGTTTAATACTATCAAAACCATAGTTCATTGCAGCTCTTGATAGGTAAAAAGAATTACTATGTTTACCTTTTCCTTGTTTTACCATATCAGTATAGTCTTTTACTATATTATTATAAGCTCTTTGATATACTTTTTTCAAATTTTCTTCTTTTACATCTTCTTCACCATACATCTGTTTGAACTTTTTGGTATACTTTGATGGTTTAGTATCTGCATCTGCATCGCCTGGAGCTGGTTTTCTGGAGTCACCCTTTGCAAAATGTTTTGCTCTTGCATCCTTTGTAGACTTAGACATTTTATCGCCATCAGCATCTTTTGCATAATACTTTGCTGGTTGAGTGCCTTTCATATCTTCTACATCTTTATCTTGTTTTACTTTTCGCACTTCATATAACCATCTCTTATGTGTTGTACCATCATTTTCTGCAAATACAAGATAGTTTGTTCCTCTACGAACTACTGCACCAGATACACCACTATAATCATCTTCTACAATATCTCCAGTACAGAATATTTTATTTTCTATATACATATCACGAATAACATCTTCTTCTGTCATATTGACTTGATGTTCGATAAAAGACTCACGAATACCCATAAACTTACGAACATCTTTAAACAAAGACATTCCAGCATTGAAGTTTTTAGGTAACCCTAATTTAAAAGTATCATAATCATCTGATGATGCAGCTGCTCTCATCTTTGATGCAGACATTCCAGATACACCTTCTGCATCTGGATCTCTTTCTCCAGCAGATACAACTTCTATATTATCAAACCCATAGTAACCATGTCTACCCTCAACACCATTATACTTGTTTAATAGTTTGTCAAACTCTGTAACTCTATCAGAACCAACAACCATCACAATAGCTTTATGTCCTTTATTATGAAGTGTTACTGCAAGTTCAAATACATTTCTATTTCTACTTGTTGTTATATTCCTAGAATGTTTTGAGAACATCTTTTTCATATATGCAACTTTTTTCACGTATGGTAATGGATCTTTCTTTGGGTTTTCTGAATGGGATGCAAAGATATAATAAGGTGCGCCTGGATTACTTTTAGCGACAGATGCAACTTTATCTAATAACTTTTCATGTCCTATAGTTGGTGGATTGAATCTACCAAAAGTAAAGACAGCAGTATCTCCTCTAGCTTCTGCAATGTCTAAAAACTTCTTCATTGGTTTCCAACCTCTCTTGCTTTCTTTAATCTTTCTAGTTCTGCTTTCTTTAATTTAACAATTAACCTTTTTGCAATCTTTTTAATTGCACCAGACTTCTTTGAAACAATTTTATCATCTATTACTTGTCTTTGCATCATAGATAAATTTGCATATTCATTTGGTTGCATACCAGCAAACTTTTTAATAATAATTTGTTTTGCAGCTTTATTTGCACGCTGTTGAATTTTTGCATCTGGAGCAATCTTCTTTTTCGCTCTTGCAATCTTTGCTTGAACGGCTGGGTTTTTCATCATCTTTCTCATACGAATACCCATCTTACGCCTTTGAAGAATGCTCATCGCTTTTCTTTCTTCTAGTTCGTACATTAACTCTTCATATGTTTTCATTTATCCCAAGCCTTTATTGCAGTAAAGTTATTAAAACTAAACTCCATTCTATCAACAAGTTTAACTGCGTTACCAGAAATTCTATCTATTGCAACATATCCTTCTGGATTTGTTACTTTGAATCCGTTTGCAGTTTTGATAAAAGTGTTAGTTAACCCTTTAACAGTATTTAGTTTCTTTACAATTCCCATCTTTGCTTCTACTATATTATTTTGAAATGCGATCACATTTGTAAGATTGGAAGTATGTTTTTGCAACTCACGAGCTATTTCTTTCTTTTTATTTTCTAATGCATCTTTTCTTGATTGTGTTTTTAATTTATCAATTTGTTTTTGAAACGTATCTTCTACCCAACTTACATATCCTTGTGCATGAGATTTTGGATTTGATACAGGTTTACCCTGTCTTACTTTACTATTGTTATATGTTTTTAAAGATGCACCAGATAAATTACCAGTAAATGTATTTTGTATATTTAAAAACTTACTTAACATAGATGAGTTTATTTTTTGGAACATAGAACCAGCATTTGATAATGACTTGGTAACTGATGCAGTTTCTTTTGCTGTCATTGTTGCTTTACCAGATACATCTTTATACGTTGCATCATCCATCCAAACACTTGATATAGATTTAAGACCACTTATGTTTGCACCAAAAGAAGCTTTCATATCCTGTAGATTATCTCCTGTATATGTTGTATGCCATACAACTCCTATCTTAGAACTTTTTATAACCTTACCTAAAGTGCTGTCAATAGAAACAGCGTAAACAATAGTGTTAGGCTGGAAAGTGTAATATGATATCCCCTCAATAGTTTCTTTCGATAAATCATTTG